TTCGCATCATTCATTATATAATATACCTATCTGGTTTAGGAAGCTTCTAGAGCAATAAAGTATTCAATCGGTTTTGTCATGTTAGTAAAACGTGATATACCTTTCGAAGACACTTCAACTTTGTAATCACCAGAAAGTAGTTTAAGGTTTTCTACCTTGAAGTAGTGAGTAAAATCAGCAGCAGGTGAATTCTCACCAACCTTAATTGAAAAATCGTTTGAAGTTTCATTCTTACGATCTGTTACAGTTAGATTGATATCTCCACCAGCAACACCCTTTAATACTACATCAGGTACACCAAGTACAGCAGATGCCTTTTGAATGTGATTGAATGTATCTTGTGTAAAGACAAACTCAACATCAACAGATGGCATTTGTATTTCAGTTTTTGGTGTTGTTACAACAGATGGATCACTAAAGAAGTAATTCAAAGAACTGCCGCCACCCTCTTCATTCAATTTTACAGACTGTTTTGCGAAATCCAGTGTTGGACTTTTGAATAATGAAAGTGCAGCCAAGAACTCATTCAAGTCGTAAATTGCAAATTCATCAGAAAAGGCATCTGGTATGGTTGCCCTCGCTACAATGTTTTTCATTGCAGACATAGTGTTAATCGTGTTACCAGATTTCACTAGAAGGTTTTGGTTAATTGTTGAGAAGTTCTTTAGAACATCCCGTGTTTCACTGCTTAACTGCATCATAATTTATTCTCCGTTGTATCGTGATTGTGTAGTGCCATTATACCATAATGGATTACTTTTAGCAAGTCATTTCTGTTCTTGCCTTCTTTTTTTCCATATCGTTGTGCATACTTGAGTATGTTGCCGATACAAAAACCTTCGCCATGACCAGAATCTATTATAAATTCTGTGGCTTGAAACTTGTTGAGGGAGTAATGAGATACATAAGTTTTATCTATGTACTCTTTCATTTCAGAGAGTATTTCATCTTCTGAGTATTTGTAATCTATTTTTAGATTAGTTGGAGTTGGGTTGCCGTATATTTTCAAATCATTCATCCTATATTCAATTGGTACACATATTATAACATAAAAGAACGCCCCTGTCAAGAGGCGTTCATCACTTCATTGCATTATTTAATTTTGATGGTGCGAGGTTTCTTGTCTTCTGGGACAATTCTTTCCATCTGGATAGTTAAGATACCATCTTCCATAGAAGCATCTTTAACAATCATATCTTCAGATAGTGTGAATCCACGCTTGAAGTGTCTTGCAGAAATCCCTTTGTGCAGATATTCCTGTTGAGGTACTTCTGATGTTTTGAGATCAATTGAGTTGATTGATAACTTGTCTGCTATCATTCGTATTTCAATATCATTTTTTGCAAAACCAGCCACAGCGAGTTCAATAATATATTCGGTATCAGATACCTTAATAATATTGTATGGTGGGTAGGTGTGTTGTCGTTCTTCATACCCCGTAGATGAGGTTAGACTGTCGAACATTCTATCAAAACCGATAGAGTAAGTGTTGATCCTTGATGGATCAAACGCTGGTAATAATGCCATTTGATTTCTCCTATATTAAGCAAGATTTATTATGATACCCGTAAAACGGCATATCAATAGTATATATAAGGATTGAGAAGAGATTTTTCAATCCCTTCCCATTTTTTTTAAGTTATGCAGTTTCAGCATACTCAATTGCCTTATCCAAGGCAGTTAACTTAACTTTGCGATTACGACCATACCATGCCGATTGCAAACGTCCGTCATTCGAACGACCTTGTAGGTGGTCAGTCATGTTTGTGACTGAGTTGAATGCAGTCCACCAAGAACCTTGGGCAAACTCTGCGCCAGGCTGAACATCTAAGTTCTCAAATGCAAGTTTTGAATTGCGAGAAGTAAACGCCATCTTACCATCCTCAATCTTGCCAGGCGAACCGAATACTTCATTAAAGTACTGAGTTACATTCTCTGCGGTGTATCGTTTACCACCAAGGAATGCAGCCATTGACTTGTACTGTTCCATCTTCTCACGAGCGATACCCATCTGATCTTTAACTTCAGAAGCGTCAAACGCCTTGCGGTGGTTTACAGTTACCATCTTATCTGAATTCTGTGATAGAGACAGGGTAAGAGTGTTATTACAAACTACACGGATTGGTGTCATGCGAATATTAAGCGCCTTACCAAACTGATGTGGATTTGTAAATAAGAAGTAGTTCTCAGTGACATCACCTTTGAACAACTCAAAAGACTCTTTAGTCTTCGCAAGTGCCCAAACCATTTGTCCATCCTTGAGCGAACCAGCAGTGTGCATTTCCATGTCCCCTGCCATTACATACTCATGGAAGAATTCAAATGCTTCTGAGTTCTGTACTGGGTTCCAACCTGTTCCAACAACATCTAATACTGAATTATCTGAGGTGCGAACCAATGCTTGTTTGTTTTTAATTCGAACACCTTGTGCAGTTACAAGTGGTTGTTTCTCAACATCCCAATCAAGTCCTGCTACCTTTTGGAACTGGTCAGGAGTTAATTCCCGATCTACCTTTGTTCCTAGTCCATGCCAAGGAAGTTCCCCAACATAGGCCATCTGAGCTTGTCCTGCAATCATTTCAATTTCGTGTGACATAATATATTCTCCGTTTGTTTTTTAACTTTAGTATAACTAATTATACATGTTTTGACAACAATTGTCAAGATGTTTTTAGAACTTTTTAGACTTTATATATTGTCCACTTCGTCTTTTTCATCTTATGTAACCATTATACATGTTATTGGAACAAAAGTCAAGATGTTTTTAGAACTTTATGTAACTAAATGTGAGAAATTCTTTTCTTTCTTGAATTGGACTACACTTCTGAACTTGTCAAATAGCATATCCTGTTTATGGGAGATAACGAACACGTTCTGGTCTGAGAACGTATCAAGGATTTTAAGGAAGTCATCTGTACCAGAACCATCCAAAGAAGAATCAAAGATTTCGTCTAGGATTAAAAGGTTCGTATTGGTAGAGTTCTTCATCTTGGCAATAGCACGCCATGTGAATAGGAGGGCCAAGTCAATACGCATCTTCTCACCTTCAGAGAATGATGCATAGGAAAACTCATCACGAAAGCGTGACTTGATTGTTTCGTTGAAGTTTTCATCCAAGTTAAACTGTACATAGAAGTCCATCGAACTGAGATAGGTATTCACCAATTTATTCATAATAGGTAGATACTGTTTCACTATCTTAGTCTTGATACCACTGTCTTGTAATAGATTACGAGCAACATCAACGTAGAACTTGTCTTCATTTAACTTAGACTTCTGTTCTTCAATAAGGGAAATCTTACCCTTGAGTTCTGCCAACTTAGTCTTGTCATCATCAGATACAGAACCTTGTGTATAGGTTTCAATATCCTTCTCTAACTTAACATTGAACTTCTCCAACTCACTTATAGAAGAACGAATCTTTGCAATCTCCACATCATGTTTGCGAAGAGTACTAAGGTTCTCTTTGATAACATTCAGTCGATCTTGTTCTTCACTTTCCATACGATTAGCATCAGTAATTGCCTTGTCTAGTTGTTCAAGTTTACCAGTACTTGCGTCAATCTTCGTCTGCTTTGTCTCTGGAGTGATATCCTGTTCACATGTGGGACATTCCTCATTACTCTGGAAAAAGTTAATCTGACGTTCATGTTCTCCACGTTTGTTAGACAATGCAGCTTCTGTCCTACTGAGTTTTCTAATCTTTTCTTCTAACCTAATCTTCTGTTCACTGTCAAACGATAACGCTTCCTTTGCACTATCTAAGGAGACAATCTCCCCCTGTTTAGTTTTGATAGAAGAATCATTTGATGCAACCTTAGAACGACTCTCTTCAATGATTGATGATTTGTTCTCAATCACATCCTTAATGAATCGTTCTTGAAGGGTTGCCTTCTCTTTAGTCAACTCATACGTCTGTTCAGTGTTCCGAATATTCTCATTGAGTTCTTTTGTTTGACTCTTCAACAGGAAGTTCATCAAAGAGAAAATCTTAATGTCTAGGATATCCTCGACAACCTCACGGCGTGCCTTGGTAGTAAGTTGCATGAATGGTACAAAGGTAGAGGAACCTAGTATTACAACCTGTGTGAAAGAACGATAGTTCAATCCCATAATCTGTTGTTCTAAGTACTTCTGATAGTCTCTGGCGTTTGCGTCTTGGTTAATCATATTACCATTAACCCAAACCTCAAATATATTCGGTTTAATACCCCGAATAACCTTAACCTCTTTACCACTCACATTGAATTCAACTTCAACAACAGCCCCACTATTATTAACAGTGTTGACAAGTTGTTTCTTGGATATATTTCTGAAGGGTTTATTGAAGAGTCCGAAACACAAAGCGTCAAGAATGGTAGACTTTCCAGCACCATTCTCTCCAATAATCAAAGTGGATGAAGTTCTATCCAACTGTATTTCAGTCATCGTATTGCCAGTTGAAAGTAGGTTCTTCCAACGTACATATTTAAAAGTAATCAAAGTTCTAAGTCACTCGCTTCTAAGTATAACGATTTCATCATTGAAGTCAATCTGACTTTATTCAAGTCCACATCCAACTCATCAATATACCGCTCCAACACTGTCATAGTGTCTTCTGCATTTTCAACAATAGCATCATCTACATTAGATGCATCCAATTCAGAGAAGTCCTCAACAATCTTCACCTCATGGGCGCCTGACTCTGACAACACTCTATCGACAAACCTATCGAACTGATAGATGTCTTTTTTATTAACAACTACTATTCTAACATACTTATCCCGTAATGTCAAGACATTGAAGTCAGAAAAATCTGTTGTTGTGTCATCGTAGTAAATCTTTTCAAAGATAGTGAAAGGGTTTAGTACACGTTCTAAATCTCTAGTGGTAGTATCAAAGATATGGAATCCTTTAGGACAACCATGATCAGCCCAAGTCATCTGGTAAGTGTTACCTAAGTAATACACTTGTCCATCATCAGACTTCTTGTGGAAGTGTCCACTGAATACTGTATCGAATTTCTTTAGGAATCCTTTGTCATACCCACCTTCTGCTTTCACACCAGAATGCATCTCAAAACCATTTATTTCTAAATGTCCAAGTGCAACTTGTGCTGGGGTGTTTTTGATATGTTCCATTGTGTCTGCATAATTCTCTGGACAAATCCAAGGAATAAAACATATGGGAGTTCCATCAAACTCTACTGTAGCTGTTGCAGGGTATGTGTGGATATTGGTGAACTTACCATTAATCAACTCTTCTAAGGAGTTGACATCATTAGTGTTCTTGTAGAATGTATCGTGATTACCTACCAACATATGAAGAGTAATACCTAAGTCTTCATGTTTCTGTAGAAACCTTTCACGAAAGTCTTTGGCGATCTTATAGGAAACAAACTTACGTCTGTCCATAACATCACCACCATGAATAACTGTGTCTATACCATTCTGTTCTAGATATGGAAAATAGATTTCTTCCCAAAACTTGTAGAAGTAATCGTTAAAGGCAAGGTTATCATTCCTCGCCCCGAAGTGCGTGTCCGTTATCAGTGCTATCTTCATTTATTTCTTCACCTTGTTCATCATAAAATTTCTCAAGTCCTTTCGGCTCTTTCTTCACTTTCTTCTTTGGTTTGTAAACCGCTTCATCTGGTAAGAAGTTCTTCTGTAAATATTCAACATATGCTTCTTCACCTTCTTGTCCATTCAACATATTCACACTCATATTAGCAATGAGTTGGTGTTTAACATGTTGTTGCTTCTTCTCTTTGGCAATCCTTCGAAGAAATGCATAGTAGATTATTTGGGTAAAATATGCAAAAGGGTTCTTAGACTTCTCTGGATTGAAGTTACTACAGTATTGTAGACAGTTCTCTATTCCATCCGAAATCATTTCATCTCTATAGGTATAGTTAATAAAATTTGGACGATAGGATAAATGATTCGCAATCTTTAGGAAGCACTCACCTATGTAGTTGGTAACAGGCGGTTGTGGGTCGCCTAGTTCATCTGCATCTTTACACTTATCCTTCCACTCTGCCATGGCGGCAAGAAAGTCTGCATTGTTGACGTAGTGAACACCCTTTTTCTTTTTAGTCATTATAACTCCACATTTCGTTGCCTTTATGTTGCAACTATTCATATATTATACTTCAATTACACAGGTTTGTCAAGAGATTAATATATTTAACTTTATTTCATAAAACTTGTTGACAGAATCTATAACCCCTGTTATAATAGCTGTGTTAGAAGAGAAAGTAGTTTTAATTTAATGTATTGTATCAGACATATCAGTACTGAACTGTTCCATAACCTCTTCTATCTCAAGTGCATCTAGTTCATCATCAGTTGCTTCCATCCAAACATCTTCCTCTTCGAAATTGTTATTCAACTGTAGGACACAAACCTCGTAGAACTTAGATAATCCAACTGACGCATCAGTCTTCAACATAACATTATTTCTACTAATCTCAAAGACAGAAGCCTCAGAGAAGTGAATCCATCGTCTAAATGAAACAGATTCTTCCACACCATTGCGTGTAACTCTAGGCGTAGAATTAAGTAGTAATGGATTCTCAATTGTATATGTCCCAGAATCACTACTATCTGTAATCTTACATACTACCTCTTCGCCACTATTTAACTTTAAAATTATATTATCTGTAATCATTTTACTTTAATCCTTGTAATTTCGTAGTCAAACTCTTCCTCTGCATATATATTTATACGTTCTTGAAAATGGTTTATTGTAAAGTTACGTTTGGACTTGTATGAGAAGTCATCTGCAATATCAAAAAGAGTAGCACTATCCTTAGTCTCACTCTTACGCAATCCCCTACCAATACTCTGTAAAGTACGAACTCTAGATTTACTAGGACTAGAGAAGATTATGTTGTGTAGATTACGAATGTTAATACCAGTAGAGAAAGTACCATAAGATGCAACAATGATAGCATCCTTTTCGTTCTCAGTGATAGCTCGTATATCCTCTCTTGTCTTAGTATCTGTTCCACCATAAACATAGAATACCTTTCTAGTAGTGTCTGAAGAAATCATCTCATGCAAGA